GAGATAAATTTCCTGGATCTTTATCTAAGGATATTGTTATTCAACATGGTCAACCAAAATTTACTACTCAAACTTTAAATAAATTTGCTTTAATACCCTCTACTGTAAACATATCTGATACAGTTGAAAAAGTGGAGAGACTTCGTAACAACGCTCTTAAAATTGCATTAGCAACTTTAAATAATAAAAATGCAGATGTTGCAACAAAAAAAGCTGCAGCAGAAAAATATAATTCAATAGCAAGAGGATTACGTGGACAGTTAAAAGGTGAGGCATCTGGTGTGGTAAATTTTGAACTATTAGAAGTTGATGATAAGGGTAATTTTAAAAAAATAAAAGATATTGGTTTTGATTCTAAAAAAGCTTTAGTTGCGTCAAATAAAGATTTGTCTAAGATCACAAAATTAGAAGCAGAAGAATTATTAAAACTTGGAAAAAAGAAAATAGATATTGAAGCCTTAAAATTAACAACAGGTGTAAAACCTTTAAGCTCAATTCCTAGACCAGAGGATGCTTTGTTAAGAGACGAGTTTAAGGCATTTACTGCTAAGTTAAAAAATTATGATAACTTAGATCCAACAAGTTATCCATCTAAAACTTATGTGCGAGACGAACTTAAAAAAGTTCCTATAACACCAAAAATTAATAAAATAAAAGATATTGATATTCCAACTAGCACAATCTTAAAAGGTCTTGGCAAAGGAACACTTAGAGCTGTTGCACCATTTGTTCCGTTTGTAGGAGCAGTCGGTGTTGCACTTGGTGTATCGGATGTTGCAAAAGCAAAAGATCTAGGACTAGAAGATGAAGAATTAGGTATTGCATATTTTGTTGGTCCAGAGTTAGCTAAAAAATATTCTGATTACAAAGATAGAAATTTAGATGTTGAGTCTGTGGAAGAAGAAGGAATCATGGGTCTTAAAGATGGAGGTAGAGTTGGATTTAGAGGTGGTGGTAAGGATGCATCTGAAGCTGATTTTGATACTCCTGATGCTCCTGGTGACACTGACCCAGGTAGTTCACCTGGTGAACCTGAAAGTAGAAGAGAATATGGAATCATGTCTCAATTCACAGGTCCTAAAGGAACTACGGGCGATATTACAGACTTTAGTCCTGACCCAGCAGTAGATTTATCTACTCCAGAACAAACAGCCAGACATATGTTAAATGTAGATATAGCCCGAGGGTTATATAACGTAAACAAACCAAACATTGTTACTCAAGCTTTTAGAAACCCTTTATTTAGAGCAGGTCTTTACACCATTAATCCTCTTGGCTATGGTAGAAAAGCTCTTAATGTTTTTGATACCTTTCAAAATCTTAGGGATCTATATGATGTTGCTACAAATCCAAATGTTGAAGAAGAGCTAGAAGAAATGCGGAAATAAATTATGATAAAACGATTAACTAGAACAATTCCACCACTTAGAGGACCTAACCCACAAGGGTTGAATGTTCCTTATAAACCGACTATAGTGGTTCGGAACTCGGAGAAAATAAATGGCAGAAATAGACAAAGCTCTTCCAAACGTAGAGCAAACAATAAAAACGCCTAGCGACAAAGAACTTGAAGTAGCTACGGAACAAAATATTCAAGAACAAGTTGGTCCTGAAGATGTAAAAATTGAAGAGCAGGAAGATGGTTCTGTTGAAATTAATTTTGACCCTGAAGCTATTAACCAACCTGGCACTGCATCACACTTTGACAACTTAGCAGATCTCTTACCAGAAGAAATTTTGGGTAGATTAGGATCTGAAATTTATGAGAATTATGAAAATTACAAAACATCTAGAAAAGATTGGGAAGACAGTTACACAAAAGGTTTAGATCTTCTTGGTTTTAAATATGAAAATAGAACACAACCATTTCAAAATGCAAGCGGTGTAACACACCCTGTATTAGGTGAAGCTGTTACACAGTTTCAAGCACAAGCTTATAAAGAATTACTTCCAGCAAATGGACCAGTGCACACTCAAACAATGGGTGCACCGAGCAGACAGAAAGAAGATCAATCTGTTAGAGTAAAAAACTTCATGAACTATCAGCTCATGAATGTGATGAAAGAGTATGAACCCGAGTTCGATCAAATGCTTTTTTATCTCCCTCTTAGTGGCTCTGCCTTCAAGAAAGTCTACTATGACGAGCTCTTAGGCAGAGCTGTCTCAAAGTTTGTACCAGCTGATGATTTGATAGTTCCGTACACTGCAACATCTATTGAAGATGCAGAAGCAGTTGTGCACAAATTAAAAATGTCAGAAAATGATTTAAGAAAAAAACAAGTTTCAGGTTTTTATAGAGATATAGAAATTACACCCGGCTATTCTCAAGAATCAGAAGTAGAGAAAAAAGAAAGAGAGTTAGAGGGTGTCAAGAAAACTAGGGACGATGATATCTTTACTATTCTAGAATTTCATATGAATTTAGATCTAGAAGGGTTTGAAGACAAAGATAATGTTGGAGACATGACAGGTATCAAACTTCCTTACATCGTAACACTCGATGCAGGTAGCAGAGAAGTGTTATCCATCCGAAGAAACTATCAACCTAACGATCCGTTAAAAAAGAAAATAGAATATTTTGTTCATTTTAAATTTTTACCTGGTCTAGGTTTTTATGGCTTTGGTTTAATACACATGATTGGTGGCTTATCAAGAACAGCGACTAATGCATTAAGACAGCTAATAGATGCAGGTACTTTTTCAAATATGCCTGCAGGTTTCAAACAACGAGGTATTCGTGTTAGAGACGAAGCAAATTCAATCCAACCTGGAGAGTTTAGAGATGTGGATGCACCTGGTGGAAACATCAGGGATGCGTTTATGCCTTTACCTTTTAAAGAACCGTCACAGACTTTATTGCAGTTGATGGGAATTGTAGTCCAGGCAGGACAACGATTTGCCGCCATAGCTGACATGCAGGTCGGGGACGGCAACCAACAGGCAGCTGTTGGTACGACCATAGCTCTGTTAGAACGTGGTTCCAGAGTCATGTCAGCCATACATAAAAGAATGTATGTGGCGATGAAACAAGAGTTTGAATTACTAGCTGCAGTGTTTAAAACATATTTACCAGCGGAGTATCCTTACGACGTTGTGGGTGCTCAACGAACAGTAAAACTTACAGACTTTGATGACAAGATTGATATTATACCTGTTGCTGATCCAAACATATTTTCACAGTCACAAAGAATAAGTTTAGCACAAACAGAATTACAATTAGCAATGTCTAATCCACAAATACACAACATGTATGAAGCGTACAGAGATATGTATGAAGCGATCGGTGTAAAAAATATAGATCAAGTATTGCCACCACCACAACAACCAATGCCAATGGACCCTGCTGCAGAAAATATTATGGCAATGACAGGAAAACCGTTTCAAGCATTCAAAGGTCAAGATCATAGAGCACATATTACAGCTCACTTAAACTTTATGGCTATGAATATGGCAAAAAATAATCCAGTTATAACCGCATCATTAGAAAAAAATATTTTTGAACACATTTCTTTGATGGCACAAGAGCAACTAGAGTTAGAATTTGCACAAGAGATACAACAAATTGCACAATTACAACAAGCAATTCAAATAAACCCACAAGTGCAACAGGATCCACAAGTGCAACAACAAATTTTAACACTTACAACTCAAATGGAATCAAGAAAATCAAAATTAATTGCTGAAATGATGAGAGAATTTAGACAAGAAGAGCAAGAAATTATGGGTGCATTCGGAAATGATCCAATTGCACAACTAAAAGCAAGAGAATTAGACCTCAGAGCGTTAAATGAAAGCATGAAACGTGAACAAGACCAAGAAAAAATTAACTTGGATCGTTCAAAACAGTTAATGGGGCAACAACAGTTTGATGAAAAGCTCGAACAAAACGAAGAATTAGCAAATTTACGAGCAAGTACATCATTAACAAAGCAAGCAATGTCTCAAACAGCTAAAATTCAGAACGATTTATTCAAAATGGCTGATGTAGAGATCTTGAAAGGTCCAAAAAGATAGTATAAGGAGAAACTATGAAAAAAAATAACGTAAAAGATCCAAAAATTACTCCAGAGTTGGGTGCAGACAAGGATGGCATGCAAAAAGGTGGTATCGTTATCGAAACTACTATGCCAAACGAGTCACAGACTGTGGATGTAAAAGGAACAAGAAGAATTAGACCGGACAAAAAACCGGTGAAAGCTACTTGGTACTAAATCATGTGGTTATCGGCGATTAAATTAGCCGTTTCTGCTGGAAGTAAGATTTATGCTAATAAGCAGAGAACGAAAATGGCAATGTCGGATGCACAACTTATGCATGCCGAGAAAATGGCCCGGGGCGAGGAGCAGTACCAGGGTAAATTGCTAGAGGCTAGACAGTCAGACTGGAAGGACGAGGCCGTCCTCATAATTCTCAGTTTGCCCGTGTTGGTGCTCGCATATGCGGTTATCTCAGATGACCCAACAGCGATGGACAAAGTGAAATTATTTTTCGAGATGTTCTCGCAGCTCCCGTCATGGTTCACCAATTTGTGGATCCTTGTCGTGGCGTCGATATATGGTATAAAGGGTACACAAATTTTTAGAAATGGAGGAAAAAAATAATGCCTAATTTTAGATTTAACACACAAGTTGCTCAACCTAGAGGACAAGTCGGCCGAAAAAAAATGAGAGGCGGCGGAATGGGTGGCAGAACTGGAGACATGATGTATTCGCGTGGACAAGGAATGAACATGAAATCCAAAAGAATGCCAACTGAGCTTATGGACAGAGGCGCTATGAAAAAAGGCGGTAAAGTCGGTAAGAAGAAACAAGGTTACAAAGCAAGAAAAGATGAGTCTATCGCTATGAGAATTCGTAAGAAAAGAACTAAGAAGCAATTAAAAGCTTCTAGAGATGAGTCTTATGGAAGATTTGGTTCTAAAGCTAAAAAATCTGGAAAGATTAATAGATAGTGAAAGGCCAGAAAAAAGTTAGAAAAGTTATGCGTGAGTTTAAAAAAGGTAAACTCAACATTGGCGGTTCTAAGAAAAAAGTAAAAAACAGAAAGCAAGCGATT